ATATTGGCATCGATCAGCTAAAAATTTATGATGGAACAAATTGGGTAGCTAGCGGCGGTCTTAAAAAGTCAACATCTGAGCCTTCGACTACCACGAGTAATGCTGGTGACCTTTGGTCAAATACTGACACACAGCAATTATTTTTGTATAACGGTAGTAGTTGGGTGTTAGTTGGACCTGAATATTCAGATGGTCTGCTTACTGGCGGTCGCCAAGAAATAATAGTTGGTGCTGATGATGTATCATATAGTGTGTATGTTATTAAGGTTAATAATGTTACAAAAATTATAATTAGTGCAAGTGCATTTAGACCAAAACTTACCATTGCTGGTTTTAGTACAATAAATCCAGGTATTAATTTGGCAACTAACACCAAATATTACGGTGTTGCTGAAAGTGCTGAAAGTTTGAATATACTTAACACTAAAATTTTAGCATCAAACTTTTTAAGATCTGACGTTGAGTCAACAACAAATTACAGACTTAGAGTAAAATCCAACGATGGAATACAGATAGGTGCAAATAACCAATTCAATGTAAATGTGTCCAATGAGGCAGGGATAATACAGCATAACACTGTGGGGTCAAATATTGACATACGGTTGCGTGATGAAAATACATTTAACACTGTGATGAGAATTGATTCATCAAAACGTGTGGGTATTAACACAAATAATCCACAAGAAACACTTGATGTAGTTGGGAATATCAGATTAACAACGTCTGAAGATGATTCAACTTCTGGTGTTATGCATATTGAAAGTATTATTGAAAGTACTGATATAACTGAAGGAAGTTTGATCGTTGAAGGTGGAACTGGCATTGCATTAAACCTAAATGTTGGTGGAAATGCTAGCATTAACGGTGACCTTGTAACAACTAACATTGTTCCTGATCAATCAGTTGCTAGGAACATAGGAAGCCTTGTTGCAAAATATAATGATGTATTTGCCCAGAGGTTTGTTGGAACACTTCAAGGAAACGTAACTGGAAACGTAACTGGTAAAGCCTCTTCAGCAGATAGATTGACCACATCAACGTTGTTTAGTGTAACAGGTGATATTGCATCATCAGCAATTGCTTATAACGGAAGTCAAAATAGTATACAATTAGACGTTACTATTAATGATAGCTTTGTAACTTCAAAGAATTCATTAACAGCAGTAAGTGATTCAGATGAATTACTGATTAATAAACCAATAGCAAATGCAAGTTACGAGCCAGGAATTTATAAAGTTTCAAAAGCAAACTTTCTAAAAAGCTTACCAACATTTCCAGTGGGTATGATTACTCCTTATGGAGGAACAGAAGCACCTGTAGGATGGTTATTATGTGATGGATCTGAAAAAAATAAATCAGAGTACACTGCATTGTGGTTAGCCATAGGATATAATTTCAAAGCGGCTATTGACTTGTCAGACGGTGGTGTTAATAAATTTGCAATTCCAGACCTCAGAGGTCGATCTCTAGTTGGTATTGATAGTATGGGCGGATCAAGTGCCAATCGAGTAACTGATACCAATGCTGACGTAATTGGCGGAACTGGTGGTTTGGAAGATACTGTTATAAGTATTGAAAATATCCCAGATCACAGTCATGATTTAACTAGTGATGCAGGGTATTCATATTATGCAGTAAGAGCTGGTACAGACTTAACACAAGATCCTGATTCAGTGGCATTGAGTATTGATTCTACTGATGCTCAATCAACACTTGGGTATAATTCAAGTGGTAAAGTGGAAACACGAGTGTTGCAGGATGACGGGGATCCATTAACCACAGATCCATTTGTGGATATTACACTGAGTACTCCCTTAAATGTTATGAATCCATTCATGGCAGTAAACTATATAATTTATACTGGACAATAAAATGAGTTATCAATTAAACAAGACAGACGGTACACTATTAACAGAACTAATTGATGGCCAGTTAGACGTCAACTCAACCAATCTTACACTAGTAGGAAAAAACTACACTGGATACGGTGAATTTTTTAATGAAAACTTCATAAAATTGTTAGAAAACTTTGCAAATACAGCAGCACCAAGTAATCCAGTAGAAGGACAATTTTGGTGGGATAAAACAAATCTCAAAGTTAAAATCTTTGATGGATATGAATGGAAAACCATCAGTGGTCCTTATGTTCAAGAAACGCGACCTCAGATGGTAGCAGGTGACGTTTGGATTGACACTGAAAATAAACAATTTTATGCATATGATGGCACAGACGCATTATTAATTGGACCAGATTATACAAGTTCACAGGGATTAAGTGGATTTGAAGTAGTGTCATTGACTGATACACTTGGAATTGAACATACTATTGTTAAATTAATGATCGGGAATCAAGTAATTGGCGTTCATTCATTGTCTGAATTTACTCCTATATTATCGAATAGAATTAATGAACTAACAACAACTACAAATGAAACTGGTACAATATATAAAGGGTTTAACGTAGCATCTGCTGAAACATATAAATTTTTAGGAATAGCAGCAAGATCTGATTCACTTGTTGATTCTATTGGTAATAATAGAACAGCAGAACAGTTTTTACCATCAGATAGGACAGGCGTGACTACTGGACAATTAAATATTCGAAACTCCAGTGGATTATCAGTTGGAACAGATGATAATGTTTATTTAAAAATTGTCGGTACTGCGTTCGTGATTGAACAGCAGAAAATAGACAATGATTTAAAGTTTAGAATTAAATCTAGCTCAGCAGGATCTGTACCAATTGATGCATTAACTGTTAAATCAAGTAATACGTCAATTGGTATTTTTAATAATAATCCTCAATATACACTAGATGTCAATGGGGATGTTAATATATCAGGAAATTTGACTATTCAGGGAACTAGTTTAATTACTGAAGTTGAAACAGTACAAGTACAAGACAAAAATATTGAACTTGGTGTATTGTCCACGCCTACTGACATTTTGGCCAATGGTGGCGGGATTACGCTAAAGGGTGATACTGATAAAACACTAATTTGGGAGTATTCAACAAATTCCTGGACAGCTAATACCAATGTCAATTTGTCATCAATAAGTGACTCTTATCGTATTAATAATAGTGTCAAACTTACTAATGACAGTTTAACTAACATAACTTATGCAGATGATCTTATAAGAATTGGTACATTGGGGAATTTGGATGTTGACAATATTAATATTAATGGAAATAGAATATTAAGCAATCTATCAATGATAATATCCGCAGCAAATGGTATAGCAATCACTGTTGGAAATGGACATATTGATATACAGGATAATAGAAAAATTACCGGATTAGCGACACCCACAAATGCACAGGATGCAGCTAATAAAACATATGTCGATCAGAAAATAATATCTGAAACAATGGTAACTCAATTTGATATTACTGGAATGGGTACAGGAGCAACATTGCAGACAAATATAGCTGCATACTTAAATGATTTGTACCCAGCGTCTGGTTATAATGGAAAATATATGAGAATACACACAACATCATATGCAGATGTAGCAGTTACTGGAATTGATGTTGACGCTATAAAAACCATCGATTATGTTGCAGTAGATTCGAATGGAACACAAAATGTTTCAGTAGTTGGAGACGTTGTATTTGACCCAGCTGGCGCATCTGGATCTACAATAATTATACCCACACGCTCATTAATGGTTTTTAATTCTAATGGTGCAGAATGGCAGCATGTTGATACGACAACATATACCTAAAAACGATAAATAACTTAAAGCACTAGGAGTTAGTAACGAATGGCTTATCAAATTGATAGATATAATAATACACCATTGGCAATTGTTGAGGATGGCACAGTTGATCAGACCACTGATTTAAAGTTCATAGGTAAAAACTATGCAGGATATGGTGAAGCACAAAATGAGAACTTTTTATTCTTGTTAGAAAACTTTTCAGGTGCAAATGCACCTGCGAGGCCACTTTCTGGGCAGATTTGGTTTGATACCTCATCCAGTAAACTAAAGTTTTATGATGGTACTAATTGGAGAACAACTGGTGGTGCAGAAATTACTAGCTCAGAACCAGATGGACAGACAAACGGAGACCTTTGGTGGGACATATCAAGCGAACAGCTATATGTTTATAATGGATCAAGTTATGTTCTAGTGGGACCTCAAAATGCTGGCGTGGGCGAGACCCTTATGAAGAGTATACAGGTTTATGACACTGAATTAGTATTGCGTACAATTATCACTAGTGTTATTGAAGATAAAGTGGTATCAATAATTAGTCCAGATGAATTTATATTAGATGCTGAACGAAACGACATTGAGGGCTTTGACGTTATCAAGCAGGGTATTACTCTAAAAAATACAAAAGAAGCTACCTTGGGTGTGACCACTCCGGCTGATCATTGGTTTTGGGGAACTGCATCAAACGCAGCCAAGTTTGGTGGATTGACACCAAGCTCTTTCCTACAGGTGGGTGAAAGTGGAAACGTAGACTTTTCTAATGGAATCACCATGCCTGACAGTGGAATTACTATTGGTGATGGTCTCGACTTGTTGATATATGTAGAAGACGGTTCTGATGCAATAATTGAAAACCAAAGTGGAATAAACAGCACTATAAATTTTCTAACAACAAATATAAGTGGGACGTCAGTAAATTCAGTAACAATAAATTCATTGGGTCTTGTGCCTAGTGAAGATAACACATATGATATTGGTACAACTTCATTAAAATGGGCAAATGTTCACGCATATAACTTTTTTGGCGAAGCAAGTAAAGCAACCACATTACGTGTTGGCAGTGATTTCAGAAGTGCGTCAGTATCAGTTGCGTCAAATACAGTAGCAGTGCGTGATGGATCAGGAAACTTGTCAGCAACTCTATTTCAAGGTACTGCAACATCAGCTAGATATGCTGACTTAGCTGAAAAATATACAACTGATCAAGAATATCCAGTTGGTACAGCTATGTGCGTATGTGGTCATTCGGATCATGAAATGGAAGCGTTTGTCCAAGGCAGTACAGTTGTTGGTGTGATCTCAGACAAGCCTGCATATTTAATGAATGCAGAAGCAGATGGTCAAGCTATTGCATTGGTTGGACGTGTACCAGTTAGGGTCGTTGGTCCAGTTAACAAAGGTCAACGTGTGTATGCTTGGGAAAATGGCACATGCACATGCACAGCGCAATACAAAACTGACGCATTGGTTGGAATTGCATTGGAAAGTAATTTGGCTGATGATGAAAAGTTAGTAGAATGCATACTTAAAGTAGTATAAGGAAACACAATGGCAGATGTTACATCAGCAAGATATGATAATGTACAAGCAAGAATTGCAAATATATTAGGAAATGGTGCTGGCTCAAGCGGGTACGGTCAAACAGGGTCAACTGGTTATGGATCAAACATAAGTAGTTATCTAGTTTCCGGGATTCAAAACAAAACAATTGAAGCTGCTGACATAAATGCTATGTACGTTGACATGGTCAGAGCAAGAGCTCACCAAACTGGCGTTGAAACTTCTCAAATTGCACAAATGGTGGCTGACCTTAATGTGATTTCTGAGAATGAAAGTTATTTTGTTAATAATGATGGTACGACTACTATTGATCCTACTGGATCAGTAAAAGGAATTTCAGATTTTGAGAACCTAATGACTCAAATTGAAAACAGCAAATTTACTATACATGATAGTCAAAAAAGTCTAGAATCAAAAACTTCAAGCAGCAGGACATCACCATGGAATGGTGTAATTTATCATGAATTTACCGTGTCATTTATTGATGGAAATCATCGTAGGCATTTCTTTAACAGTGGTGGTGATATCCGCATAAGTGGAAATAACACTGGTGCATTGACGCCCAAGGGTACTGATTGGAATACTTTATTAAGTAGTATAGGAACAATTATTTTTAATTATGATGTTACTAGAAGCAGCATTGACGCTGGGACACCGTCAGATATTGGAAATTATGATTTAAACAGTGATTATCAGACAATATATTCCAAAGCTGGGTCCGGAGTATCAGCACTGTATGCTGGAAACGTGTATACCATAAAAGCAAAAGAAGTTTCAGTAAGTTCTATACAATTTAAAATAGAGTTCAACGACAATTCAACAGGAACCACTGTGGATAATAATGTTGATGGGACAATTACTAGTTCCATTCAACAAAACCGTGCCACTGGAAATTATGTGCAAGTTCCAACACCAACGTATTCAAACAATATCACACTTGGAAGTTTTGCCGAACCACCAGCGCAGTATTTACTTAGTGTTACTGCCTCATCAGTATTTGAGGGTGAGAGTTTTACTGTTAATTTGAATACATTAAATGTGGCAAAT